TAACGCGCTTTTTAGTATACCACGTTTATTAGCAAAAAAATTCTAACAACCTAATAAAATGTTGCATGTATCATTAAAATTTGTGTAAATATTTTTGAGGGCACAGGAAATTACATATAAATGAAAGACCGGGACAAAGTGCCAAATTCAAGGTCAATATATGTATCCTCACAAAAATAATTTAATTAAGGGGAACTGAAGTTGATGGTAACCAATTTATAAGCAAAGGTACGGTACCAATGAATCCTCCAAAGGAGAAATCATCGGCAACTTGCTTATATACATCAAAATTATTAACATTTGTAGTTCCGTTAATAGAATTGATATAGATTAAACCGTTACCAAACCCATAATAATTGCCTTTAACCGTAGTCGTAGTAGACCATATAAAATGGCTAATAGCATTAGAATGAGTGGGTGAATAAAATGGAACATGTACATCTATTGCACCTTGAATGGATTGATTACTTACCACCTGATTAACACTCTGTCCAGTAGGGGTGTATCCAGCATTGGATACAATAGGGGGACTGAGTGTAGACGTTACATCAAGTACTGCTCTTAATCTAGCAGCTGTACTTGTTAACGGAATCGCTCTATATATTACACCACCTCTCTGTAACCAGAAAAGTGATGAGTAAAATGTATAGTCTTCTTGAAAAAAACGCCTAGTAGCAGGAACGTTTAAAGACGTAGAGGATAGGGATGGGAAGTAAGGAATATGTGTACTGGAAGAGAATGTTGACGTCACACCAGTTCCGGTGTGATCACCCTGATAAAGAATACTACTTCTCTTCAAGATTTGTCTGAGAGATTTAATTTCTTCTCCAGTAGTGTACAGTGAATTTTCTCCGGCAGTGTCTAGTTCAAGCTGATTAATACTTCCAGAAGTGGAATCATCATAACCACCCATCGATAATTCGACAGGGGCCTCAGCGAATATACGCTGCTGCTTAATATCTCTATTTGCAACAATAGATTTTTGTCGATCAGAAGATCGAGCATTGAAAATTAAGCGCTGTACTTTTTGTTGCTTCTTTTTGTCCATTTTTTGGGATCCAGGATGGACATCCTGTATGGTGTTTGAAGAACCTCTGATAGGCAGGTTCTTAAATTTACGATAATTGACATAAACATCAATGGAATCAGTAGATTCAATTAAAATAGCTTGCATTGAGGCATTAGATTGAACAGCAAACCTCATATCTGGTCCGCCACTAATTTCAGCAAGGATACTTACTGACGTAGGAGCATCGCCAGCAGACTCTAATGGAGTAAAACAATATGCAGCAAGAGTACCGAAACTAGCACTAGGACTGGGACTACCTGCTTCTATAACTGACAACCAAGACATGGAATTTACATATGGAGTAGTAATCTCATAAGTATCCGTTTGAGACAAGTCCCATATGTATCGTGTGCCGTACTGAGATGGCGTCGACTGAGGAGACATTGTAGCATTTGGACTGAAAACGAACATTATTCTCCCGTTATGAAACCCACATTTAATAGCATAAAACTTGTACTTAATAGAACCTCTCCAATATTTAAACCGATTAGCAACAAATTGGAATGGCGCTGGGAAATAACAAAGTCTATTGATGGGACCGGGTGTAACGATATTCTTTTCCACAGGGTCTATGGCACAATTATACCATCGTAATAGTGAATTGGGAACAGAAGAAGTGCTAAGCGCAAAAGTGCCCTGATATGCTGGTATCGAACAAATGTGTTGAATTGACATTTCATCAACATCAGTACCAGCAAAACCGGGTAAATGGGCCACTTTATTAGCCGCATAATATCCGAAAGAATCAACAGTATCATTGACATCGATATTATTTTGATGTGATGTGACTCTGGGAACAATAGAATGCCTGGTGGAAGTGTCAACAGCATTTGAAAGACCAAATGATTTGAAGCCCTTGGATAATGAATCAATGAACCAAGAAGTTGGTTGTGAGAAAGAAGATATTAATGGAATGTTGTCACCTAAAGATCTTATACCAGAAGCAATGGTATGAAGTGGTGTGGAGACATTTATCGAAGAATCCTCTTCATCAGCAGGAGTATATCTATTGGCTTTCTTAGCAATCTTCATGGATGAGCCAGATTGAACCAATGGGTACGTAAGTTCTACATTCTCAAAGTGACACCAACACTTGTAGGTCACTGCATCAGAAGTAAGCTGTCCATATACTACATAATAAACGGTAGCATAATCGTTGCTCTTTGCACCTTCGAGATTGTAAAATAAAAGGGGGGAAACAAAGGGTACTCGCAAAACTGATTCATTGGTTGTAGCAATATTATGTCTAACTGACGGTAACTGAGTTAAAAATACGAGATCACTAGTAGCCGTCTTCACTCTCTGTGGGGTAAGGAAGGGACCTCCAGGCAAGTAGCACATAAGTAACATGCCACATTGAAATCTTTGAGCATTAGTTTGTAATTTCAAAACCAAGTCACCCCTGAAACCATAGAATCCTTTGATCTTCTCGGCATACATCGGGTTCGCAAGGAGGTGAGATGGAACTGACATTTGCATGAGAATAGTACCAGGAACAACAGTTGAAGTCCATGGAACGGCAGTGGTTTCGCATAAAATAGGTCGGGCAAGATAATCTTTAATTGATTCTTCACGCATTTTCGCATTGAAGGAGCGGAGAGGATTGGGAATATTCATGACTGTGTGGTCTATTTCAGGTTGTGAATCGACTGTGAACTCTAATAAATTTTGTTGTTTACTAATATTTAAAGGAACATCTTCACCAGTAAACGCAAGTGAAGAGCCTTGTTGTTGATTTGTTTGTGCAGCTGGTCGGTTATACAATAATATGTCGACCATAACATATTAATGACTTTTAGGTGTCTGGATTTTGATTATCGCCATCCTGATGAGTAAAATTAAATAATTAAGCGATTTTTGTATGTGTGTCGAAATTCATATATACAAGATATTGGCCCGCTTTGCTAGGTGGGTTGGGCCTAAAAGATTCTGTTTTCCCACCTGCATGATCAGACTAATATACCTCTTCGAGCTTCAGCGTGTTCTTCCGCCGAAGTTTAAAATCAGTTACTTTGGTTTCATAACTGAACTCGTTGAGCATTATGGGGGCAATTTTCGAATAATACTCTACCCATTTATCCTCTGGGTGGAGGGCAAGTTCATGCAAAAAGCTTTCGAATGTGGACTCAATCACAGTTCTATAGTTCTTACCTTTCTCATGATAGTATAACATCTGTCTGATAGTCTCAATGTCAAGAGGGGCAATGACAATTGAATTTTCCGAATCCCACACAAAGGCTCTCTTAAGGAAAGACACTTCGTGGATGTTGCGGAAATGTAAAATTTCTTTATCCTTATCTTCAGATGTATAGATCATATTGAACTCAAGAAAAGCAATAGCTATAGATCGTGGGTTAAATATTTTTTGTGCTTGAATGTGTACTGAAATAAGATTATCGTCTCCATA